TACTACTACTTTCGCAACTGCTACAAGTAGATTGACTAGTTACAATACTAGTACAGCTACTAACACAACAACGTTTTACAATACTAGTACAAATACAACTACTACGTTTAACACAACTACGACATTTAATACAACTACTACGTTTAATACAATTACAGCATATAACACGACTACAACGTTTAATACTAGTACAACTACGCAAACTAGTAGAAATACAACTTATAACACTAGTACTAATACAACAACTACGTTTAACACGAGTAAAAGTACAATTGAGTCAAGAAACACTACTGTTAGCACTAGTAGAAGTACTACCACTACATTTAATACTACTACGTTGACTACGTTTAACACAACAACTACGTTTAATACTAGTAAAAATACGACTACAACGTTTAATACTAGTACAACTACATCAACAAGTAGAGCAACAACTATTAGTACTAGTAGATCAACTACAACTACGTATAACACTACTAAGTCTACCACGACAACGTTTAACACAACAACATTAACAACATTTAACACTAGTAGAACAACAACTGTTAGTACTACTAGAACAACTGAAACTACGTTTAATACTACTAAGTCTACAACAACTACTTTTAATACTAGTACAGCAACAGTTACTGTGTATAATACCTCTACGACAACTACGTTTAATACTAGTCGTACTACAACTGTTAGCACTAGTAGAAACACTACAACAACGTTTAATACAAGTAAGTCGACGACTACCACGTTTAACACAACAACATTAACAACGTTTAATACAAGTAGAACTACAACCGTTTCAACGTCTAGAAATACTACAACTACATTTAATACTAGTAAGAGCACTACGACAACTTTTAATACTAGCACTACTACTACGTTTAATACTAGTCGTACAACCACGGTATCAACTAGTAGAAACACAACTACTACATACAATACTAGTAAGTCAACAACTACTACGTTTAATACATCTACCACAACTACGTTTAACACATCTAGAGCTACAACGGTGTCTACAAATAAGTCAACTACTACTGTTTATAATACATCTAAAAGTACAACGACTACATTTAATACGTCTACTACGACTACGTTTAATACGTCTAAAACTACTACAGTATCTACAAGTAAGTCAACTACCACTGTTTATAATACGTCTAAGAGTACAACCACTACATTTAATACTAGTACAACAACTACGTTTAACACGAGCCGTACTACTACGGTAAGTACATCTAGATCAACAACGACTACATTTAATACTACTAGATCAACGTCTACAACTTTCAATACTAGTACTGCGACTACAACAACGTTTAATACTAGTACTACTACAACGTTTAACACAAGTAGAACGACTACGGTTAGTACATCTAAGAGCACAACTACAGTATTTAACACGTCTAAGAGCACGACAACGGTATTTAATACGAGTACTAACACTACTACCACGTTTAATACCGCTACAACTACGACATTTAATACTAGTAGAACAACAACTGTTAGTACAAGTAAGAGTACAACGACTACTTTCAATACAACTAAGTCTACAACTACTACTTATAACACTAGTACTAATACGACTACGACTTTTAACACAACTACAAGTACTACTTTTAACACTAGTAAAACTACAACAGTTAGTACATCAAAAAATACTACAACTACGTTTAATACTACAAGAAGTACCACAACTACGTTTAGTACAAGTACTGCTACAACCACAACTTTTAACACTACAAGAAGTACAACTACAACATTTAACACAACTACAGTGTTTAATACGAGTACTACTACTACATTTGAAACTAATACAAACTGGTATGACGGTGATCCTGGTAATTACGGTCAATTAGGTGACGTATCGTTTGAAAGGTAGAAAAGCGTAAAAACGTGTAACTATTATAATACTAATAAATTAAATTTAATAATATGGAAATGTTTAACAGACGTGAGTTGGACAAAAGAATTGGCCATCTCAAAAAAAATAAAAAACTTGAAGATTTAGAACAAGTAGAAGGATACTTTATAAGAAAATGTACTGAGGCTGGTATTGAGTTTAGCTATGACGTTATGGCTGATGAAATGCCTTATTTTAAAACTTTAGCATACACTGAGTTTGCTACTAGTTTTTACATGCAACCTTTAAACACAAAGCTTAGGTATGCTCAAATGATTGACGCTTACGCTGACGACTGCGAAGTTGTTGATTACTCATCTTATTTGATTGAAAATGTTATGAGTAAAAACGCAAATAAGTATCAAGATAGGAACTCTAAGTTTGATCAATACAAACCGAAAGATAATATTGTTATATTACCTGGTTCAAATAAAGTAAAATCTAATATTTGCTTGAATAGATTAAAATTTTTAGCAAATAAACATGGTAATAACATGTATTTTAAGCCACATCCTATAACAACACATCAAATTATTGGTGAATTAAAGGACTTTTTTGGCGATAGCAATATATTACCAAGGGATATAGATATGTATTATTATCTGCAAAAAGCAAATAACGTATATACAACTCACATTAGTGAAAGCATGATATATGCGGCTGTTTTAGGTAAAAAAATAGAACCTATTGATGTTTGGAATAACATACAAATGGGATCTTTTTACTGTATTAACAATCATTTGCTTGATAATCAGCATGATATTAAGAATTATATCAATAAATGTTTTTCAAGTCCAAAGTCTGGTATTATAAACCCAGCTGTAGACAAAAATTGGAAAGAAAAAATAGATAAATACTTAGAATACATACTTAAAAAACGAGAAATGTACAAAGACTGGTTTATAGCTGAACCAAAAAAGAAGTAAAAAGCGTGACAATTGCGTGATAATATAAAAGAAAACTAAAATTTAATAAAATGGCAAAAAAAATAGCAAAAAAAGAATTAACAGAACTACAAGAGCATATAAGTAAGCTCAATAGAGTTCAGATAAGAATTGGTGAATTAGAAATTACAAAAATAGGACTAATTAGTCAATTTAATAATTTTAATCAAGAAGTTAAATTGTTTCAGCAAAAACTTGAAAAAAAGTATGGTGCTGTAAACATTAATGTTAACACTGGAGAAATCAACGATGAAACTAATAAGAAAAATTAGCGTAGGTAGAGACTATAAGAACGACGCGATGCATTATTCAGTTGGTCAAGAAGTTTACGGTAACCACATAATATGTGATATAGTAGAATCTCATGACAAGTTTAGTGTTTTAATTGAAAAAAACAAAGAGGTTTTACCTTGGAAAGATTTCAATAAAAACATGGCTATATCAGTTGAATATAATCTAGAATATTAATGAAAGGCACGTTTTATTTTTTAATAAAACCAAAAACAGAAAGATATAACAATATCAAAAAAATTGGTGATAAAAAACTTATATTAAACTCTGAGATATTTAACCATCAATACATAAGTCGCGAAGCGGTTGTTGTAGGTGTACCATCGGAGTTTAATACACCAATTAAAGAAGGTGATGAAATAATTATACATCACAATGTTTTTAGAAGATGGCATGATGCTAGAGGCAAAGAGCGTAATTCTAGCAGTTATATAAAAAAAGATTTATACAAGGTTAGTATCAATCAAGTATTTGCTTACAAAAAAACAGTAGAATGGAAAGCCTTACCTGGTTATTCATTTATAAAACCTATTCAAAAAAAAGATGGATCAGAAGCTGATCAAATAGGTATTGTTAAATATTCTGACGGTAGTTTTAAAAAAGGTGAACTAGTAGGTTATAATTCAGCAGCTGAATATGAGTTTGTTATAAACAAAGAAAGATTATACAGAGTTCCAAACATTTTTATTGAAATTAAATATGAGTACAGAGGAAAAGAAAAAGAATATAATCCAAGCTGGTTACAGAGCAGTTGATGAATTAGTTAAAGTAGCTAAAGAACCTATAGTTGAAACAGAAGATGATGTTTCTGCTGATAGACTTAAAAACGCTGCAGCAACTAAAAAGTTAGCTATATTTGATGCTTTTGAAATACTTAATCGCATTGAGGCTGAACAAGCTATGTTAGATGGTGTTGTAAAAGAAAATAAGCAAGAATCTTTTAGTGGTTTTGCGGAAAGAAGATCTAAATAATGTATTCTCAAGGTTTATGCAAGGTTATAAAACCTATACGTGAAAATACTATCAAAAGATTAAATAAAGGTAAGAAATGGAAGTATGGATATAATAAAGAACACGATGTTGTTGTTATATCTAAAGATGGCACTATAGGTGATGTTTACGAAATACAAAACCTTAAAATAGCATTACCTAAACAACCAGCTAAAGTACATAAGTTTGAAAAAAATAAATGGCAGGTAACTCCATACCCAAAAGAATTAAATCAAATAAAAACAATATTTGACTGGAGAGATTATCCTGCTAATTTCAAAGAAAAATATATAGACTACATAGAAGATGAGTTTAAAAGAAGAGATGAAGGTTTTTGGTTTTATAACAAGAGTGTTGCTACTTATATTAGCGGTACTCATTATATGTATCTTCAGTGGTCTAAAATAGATGTAGGTAAGCCTGATTTTAGAGAAGCAAATAGATTGTTTTTTATATTTTGGGAAGCTTGTAAAGCAGATAACAGATGTTACGGTATGTGTTATTTAAAAAACAGACGATCTGGTTTTTCTTTCATGGCTTCTGGCGAAACAGTTAACTTAGCTACAATATCATCAGATGCAAGATTTGGTATATTATCTAAGTCTGGTGCTGATGCTAAAAAGATGTTTACAGATAAAGTTGTACCTATATCAGTTAATTATCCTTTTTTCTTTAAACCGATTCAAGACGGTATGGATCGACCAAAAACAGAGTTAGCTTATAGAGTACCAGCTTCAAAGCTTACAAGAAGAAAAATAACAAGCAACGATAAACCTGAACAATTAACAGGTCTTGATACAACAATAGACTGGAAAAACACAGGTGATAACAGTTATGATGGTGAAAAGCTTAAATTACTAGTACATGATGAATCTGGTAAATGGGAAAGACCAGATAATATATTAAATAACTGGCGTGTAACTAAAACTACTTTACGATTAGGTAGTAGAATTATAGGAAAATGTATGATGGGATCAACGTGTAACGCGTTAGACAAAGGTGGTGGTAATTTTAAAAAGTTATATTATAATTCAGATGTTACTAAACGAAACAGAAATGGCCAAACTAATTCGGGTCTGTACTCTTTTTTTATTCCAATGGAGTGGAACTATGAAGGTTTTATTGATGAATACGGGATACCTGTATTTGAAAATCCAGAAACAGAAGTATACGGTCCTCATAATGATGTCATTGATACTGGAGTTATTTCGCACTGGCAAAATGAAGCGGATGGGTTAAAAAATGATCAAGACGCTTTAAATGAATATTATAGACAGTTTCCAAGAACTGAAGAACATGCTTTCAGAGATGAAACTAAAAGTAGTATATTTAATTTAGTAAAAATATACGAACAAATAGACTATAATGAAACGCAAGCAAAACCTATAAAAGGTAGTTTTGTTTGGGAAAACGGTATTAAAGATACAAATGTTAGATTTTATCCAGATCAAAACGGTAGGTTTAATTTATCTTGGGTACCACCAATGAACTTGCAAAATAGATACATATTAAAAAATGGTAAAAAACTACCAGCAAATGAGCATATAGGTGCTTTTGGTTGTGATAGTTATGATATATCAGGAACAGTAGATAAAAGAGGTTCTAAAGGTGCTTTGCACGGGCTAACTAAGTTTAGCATGGAAGATGCACCACCTAATACATTTTTTTTAGAATATGTAGCAAGACCAGAAACAGCTGAAATGTTTTTTGAAGATGTATTAATGGCATTAGTATTTTATGGCATGCCGTTACTTGCAGAAAATAACAAACCAAGGCTTTTATATTATTTAAAGCGTAGAGGTTATAGAGGTTATTCAATGAACAGACCTGATAAAATATGGAACAAATTATCAACAGCTGAAAAAGAGGTAGGTGGAATACCTAACTCTAGTGAAGACATCAAGCAGGCTCATGCTGCAGCTATTGAAAGTTATATACAGCAACACGTGGGTTTAACACAAGAAGGACAATATGGTAATATATCATTTAATGAAACTTTAAATGATTGGGCTAGATTTGATATTAATAACAGAACAAAGTTTGATGCTGCTATTAGTTCGGGTTTAGCTATAATGGCTTGTAATAAAAATTTATATAGACCTAGTCCACTAAAAGAAAATTCAAAATTAAATTTTGGTTTTTCAAAATATAACAATAAAGGTATGTTATCAAAAATGATAAATAATGATTAAAACAAAAGTAAAAAAATCTAGTTTCCCAAGTCAGGCAGTGCCTGATTTAGAGAAGTCTAGCATGGAATATGGCAAGCAGGTTGCTCAAGCTATAGAGCAAGAGTGGTTTAAAAGTGACCGTGGTACAGATCGTTACTATGACACTCAGCAAAAATACCACGAACTAAGATTATATGCAAGAGGAGAGCAATCTATTCAAAAATATAAAGATGAATTATCTATTAACGGTGATTTGTCTTATCTTAATTTAGACTGGAAGCCTGTTCCTATTATACCAAAATTTGTTGATATTGTTGTAAACGGAATACAAGAAAGAACTTACGATATAAAAGCATTTTCAATAGACCCTGTATCTGCTCAAGATAGAACAGACTATATAAAGGATATGCAAGAAGATATGAAGTTTAAATCATTTAAAGTTGCTGTTCAAGCACAAACTGGTGTAAACTCATTTAAAAACAAACAAGAAGAGATACCTCAAAATGATGAAGAGCTTTCTGTTCACATGCAATTAAATTATAAGCAGTCTATTGAAATAGCAGAAGAAGAAGCTTTAGATAACGTAATGGCTTTAAATAAATACGATTTTGTAAAGAAAAGAGCTGATTATGATTTAACTGTTTTAGGAATAGCTTGTCTTAAAAATAGTTTTAATACAGCTGAAGGTATAAAAATTGATTACGTAGATCCTGCTAATATAGTTTATTCATATAGTGATGATCCTTATTTTGAGGACTTATATTATGTTGGTGAAGTAAAAAGAGTGTTACTAAAAGATCTTATAAAAGAATATCCTGATTTAACATCAGAACAAATAAAAGACTTAGAAGATAAGTATTCAAATCAAAATAACGATAAATATATTTATTACCCAGAAGACGCTTCTGACAAAGGTTATGTAAATATACTTTATTTTGAATACAAAACTTTTAATAAACAAACTTTTAAAATAAAACAAACAGCATCTGGTGCTGATAAAGCTTTAGAAAAAGACGATACGTTTAATCCACCAAAAGATGGTAGATCAAGATTTGATAAAGCAGAAAGAGCTATTGAGGTTTTATACTCAGGAGCAAAAATATTAAACTTTGATATAATGTTAGACTGGAAGAAATGTGAAAACATGACTAGACCTAAGTCTGATATTACTAAGGTTGCTATGAGTTATAATATAGTAGCGCCTAGAATGTACAAAGGAAGACCTGAGTCATTAGTTAGTCGTATGATGACTTTTGCTGATATGATACAGTTGACACATTTAAAGCTGCAACAAGTATTATCAAGAACTGTGCCAGACGGTGTATTTTTAGATGCTGATGGTTTAGCTGAAATAGATTTAGGTAATGGTACTAATTATAATCCACAAGAAGCATTAAACATGTATTTCCAAACTGGTAGTATAATTGGTAGATCAATGACGCAAGATGGTGATTTTAACAATGGTCGTATTCCAATACAAGAACTACAGTCATCAGGTGGTAATGCTAAAATAAATGCTTTAATACAGTCTTACAATTATTATTTACAAATGATAAGAGATGTGACTGGGCTTAATGAAGCTAGAGACGGTAGTGTTCCAGATAAAGCTTCATTAGTTGGTTTACAAAAAATTGCTGCGGCAAATAGTAATACAGCTACAAGACATATATTGCAAGCTGGTTTATATTTAACATTAAAAACAGCTGAAGCTTGTTCGTTAAGAATATCTGATGTATTAGAATATTCTAAGACTAAAAATCAATTTGTTTTATCTTTAGGTAGATTTAACGTTGTTAATTTAGACCAAGTTAAAGAATTACATTTGCATGACTTTGGTATATTTTTAGAACTATCACCTGATGAAGAAGAAAAACAGAGATTAGAAAACAATATACAAATGGCTCTTCAACAACAACAAATAAACTTAGAAGATGCTATTGATATTAGAGAAGTTAGAAATTTAAAATTAGCTAATCAAGTATTAAAACTAAGAAAAAGAAAAAAGACGGAGCTAGATCAACAAATATCTCAACAAAATATACAAGCTCAAGCTCAAGCAAACGCTCAAGCCGCTGAACAAGCAGCGCAAGCTGAAGCACAGAAAAATCAAATAATCACTGAGCAAAAAGTTCAGTTAGCTCAAGCAGAGTTTCAGTTTGGTACTCAAAAAATGGAAAGAGAAGCTGAAATTAAGAAAGAACTTATGGAACATGAGTTTAATTTGAATATGAGATTAAAAGACATGGATTCACAAGTGATTAAAGATAAAGAGCAATATAAAGAAGATCGTAAAGATGAACGTACTAGAATACAAGCTAGTCAACAGTCTAGAATGATTGAACAAAGAAAAAAAGATCTACCAGCTGAGAAATTTGAGTCAAAAGGCTTTGATAATCTTGGTGGATTTGATTTAGAACAATTTGAACCAAGATAAATAATAAAATTATGGCATGGAGATTTAATGACTATCCAGGTAATATAGCTGGATCGGTATTTTCAAAAGGTGGAGACGCAATAGTACCACCATCGGGGCATATATTTATAGCTATTAAAACTTTAGCTGCTACTACATTTAGTAATACTACTGGATTAGTTGCTGAAGAAGCTACTAGATATGCTAACACAGAAGACGCTGCTGGTGACGCTGCTTCAGGATCTGAAACTTATAGTGAAGGATCTGGAGGAGAAGAAGTAGTAGTAGGTGATTCTTTTCCAGCAGGTATTGATATATTTGGTCAGTATACCAAAATAAATGTCAACTCTGGAAGTATCATAGCGTATTACGCTAAAAAATAATATTTTTAAACAATTATATAATATCTTATTATGGAAAATGAAAAACAACAAGAAGAAGTTGTAGAACCTAAGGTGTCTGAAGACGTAAAGTCTGAAGAAACTAAAGTTGAAACACCTTCTAATAAAAACGAAGATGGGGATTATAAAGTAGATCTTAGTAAACCCGCTCCTAAACCCACTGAAGAAAAAGTGGAAGAAAAAGTTACCCCTGTAGAAAAAACAGAGGTAAAAGATACACCTGAACAAGAAGAAGAATCAATTATTCAAGAAGTAACAGGTGAAGTAGAAGAAACAGAAGATGTTCTTAGCAAGGTTGATAAACAACAAGCTGATAAGCTTGATGAAGAAGAACCAAAGCAAGAAACTCCAGAAGTGGAACTACCAGAAAACGTACAAGAACTTGTAAAGTTTATGAACGAGACTGGTGGAACGTTAGAGGATTATGTTCGCCTCAACGCGGATTACTCAAATATAGATAACGAAGCACTCTTGCGAGAGTACTACAAATCTACAAAACCTCATTTGTCTACAGAAGAAGTTAATTTTATGTTGGAAGACAATTTTAGCTACGATGACGAGGCAGATGACCCAAGGGACATAAAACGCAAACAGTTAGCTCATAAAGAAGCGGTTGCACAAGCAAGAAACCATTTAGATGGTCTGAAAGCACAATACTACAAAGAACTCAAGTTGGGTTCCAAGTTAGCTCCAGAACAACAAAAGGCAATTGACTTTTTTAACCGTTATAATAAAGAGCAAGCTCAGGTTAGTGAACTTACAGCAAAGCAACAAAAACACTTTAATCAAAAAACTGATCAAGTATTTAATGAGAACTTCAAAGGTTTTGATTTTCAAGTTGGAGAAAAAAAGTATCGTTACAACGTTAAAGATGTGCAACAAACAAAGGATGCCCAGTCTGATGTGCTAAATGTTTTTAGCAAATACATTAATGAAGATAATTTATTATCAGACGCTAAAGGTTATCATAAATCTTTGTTTGCAGCACGAAACGCTGACGCTTTGGCTAATCATTTTTATCAACAAGGAAAAGCAGACGCTGTCAAACAGTTAACTTCTGAGGCAAAGAATATCAATGTCGACGGAAGAAAAACATCTGATGGTGTTGTTAAAGTTGGTGGTAATAAATTTAAAGTTATAAGCGGCGATAACAGTTCTAGCCGAAAATTTAAGTTGAAAAACTATTAAAACAAAGTTAAAAATTAAAAATTAATAAACATTATGGCAACAGTAAGTTTTGCCGGACCAGCGTCCGGCTCAGTAGTCTCTCCTGCTTACCAAAAGATGGCATTAAATACTAACTACCTAGACATTCAAAATGACGGGTGGGCTAAACAGTATTTGCCAGAATTATATGAGCAAGAAGTAGACAGATATGGAAACAGAACAATTTCTGGTTTCTTATCAATGTTAAGTGCTGAAATGCCTCTACAGTCTGATCAAGTTATTTGGTCTGAACAAGGTAGATTGCATTTAGCATATGAAGGTCAAATCAACCCAGCAACTGGTTTAGTTGATGAAATTAAAAACATCGACACAGGAGTAACAGAAGCACACGCAGTTAGAAAAGGTGCAACTGTAGTTTGTACAGTAGCAGGTGTTGTATTTAAGGCCTACGTTAATCAGGGTATTGAATCTAGTACAGCTGATTATAAAAATGGTGTAGCGTTAGATATATTTCCTTATGCTGCTAAAAACGTAGAAAACGTTTCTAGTACTATTGGAAGTACCGACAACCAAGTAATAAAGTTCTTTGTATATGGATCTGAATTTGGTAAAGGAACAAACACTATGTCAGGTTCTCTTGAGCCTAAGTTCTTAACTTTCACAAACAGACCAATGATCATCAAAGATCACTTTGAAGTCAATGGTTCTGACACTGCTCAGATCGGTTGGATCGAAGTAGCTGGTGAAAGCGGACAAGGTGGATACTTATGGTATCTTAAATCTTCTGGAGACACAAGAGTAAGATTTAATGACTACATGGAAATGACAATGGTTGAAGCTGAAAAAGTTGCAACTTCTGGTACAGACGCTAATGACTCTCAACTTCATGACACTTATGGTGACATTGAAGGTTCTGAAGGTTTATTCTCAGCTGTTGAAAGCAGAGGTATTGTAGCTACTAATTTAGTTGATAACGCGACTGACGCATTAGCAGATTTCGATTTATTATTAGCTGAACTAGATAAGCAAGGTGCTATTGAAGAAAACATGTTATATCTTAATAGAGCTTCAAACTTAATCTTTGATGATATGTTAGGTCAAATTAATGCTAACTACGATGGCGGTACATCTTTCGGTGTATTTGAAAATTCATCTGATATGGCATTAAACCTAGGATTCTCTGGATTTAGAAGAGGTTCTTATGACTTCTATAAAACTGATTGGAAATACTTAAACGATTCTTCTACAAGAGGATTAGTTGGTGGTATCAAAGGTATTATGATACCTGCAGGTACTTCTTCAGTATATGATCAGTCAGTTGGATCTAATGTAAGAAGACCATTCTTACACGTTAGATATAGAGCGGGTCAAGCAGATGACAGAAAATTAAAGTCTTGGGTGACTGGATCAGTTGGTGGACCAACTAGTTCAAACATCGATAAGATGGAGATTAACTACTTATCTGAAAGATGTTTAGTAACGCAAGCTGCTAACAACTTCGTATTACTTAAGTAATACTTTATATTAAAGAGTTAGGCGCTTCGGCGCCTAGCCCTTTATTTTTTTACTAACTTATATTATATTATATCATGAAAAAAACAAAAGAAAAAAAGGTTGTTGTTGAACAACCATTACCAGACCCAGTGGCAAAAGGACAAAGCTGGGAAGTGAAAGACAGGTTATATGAATTAAACATTAGAACAATACCACCTGTATATATATTAAAATCAAGACAATTATTTTATTTTGACGAAGACAAAGGTTATGAAAGAGAAATAAAATATTGTAGAAATCAAAACACAGTATTTGTTGATGAAATGAAAGGACCTCAAAGATTAGGTCATATCATATTTAGAAACGGACAATTGTTCGTCGAAAAAGAACAACGAACACTACAAGAGTTTTTATCAAAATATCACCCTGAATCAGGTAAAACGTATATTGAGCACAATGCTGAAGCGATAGCCGAAAGTGATATAGATTACTTAGAATTAGAATTAGAAGCAATGAATGCGGCTGCTACAATGGATATTGATAGAGCAGAAGCAATACTAAGAACAGACATTGGTAATAGAGTGTCTAGCATGACTTCTAAGGAACTTAAACGTGATCTAATGGTATTTGCTAGGAATAATGCAAAATTGTTCTTAGATCTTGCTAATGATGAAGATATAAACATTAGAAACACGGGTATTAGAGCTGTTGAAGCTAGAATAATAAAATTATCTGACGACAACAGACATTTTAAATGGGGCACAAATGATAGAAAATTATTTGATGTACCATTTGATGAAAACCCATACTCAGCGCTAGCATCTTGGTTTAAAACCGATGAAGGTGTTGATGTTTTCAAACAAGTTGAAAAACGATTAAAATAATAATCATTTATAGAGGTGGTCATCTCTATGGGTGACCACTTACTATAAAAAAGAAATTATGGCAATAAACATAAACAAGGTATATAAATCAGTCTTGTCAATATTAAACAAAGAACAAAGAGGTTATTTAACACCGTCTGAGTATAACAATTTAGCAAGACAAGCACAACTAGAATTACTAGATAAGCTATTTTACGACTATAACAGGTTTTTAAATATTGAAAAAGCTGGTAGAGTAAACGATGCTTTAGCTGATATACCAGTAAAAATCCAAGAACAGATAGATCCGTTTTATGCCTCAAGTAACATTACACTAACAAATGGAGTTGGTACTCTACCAACAGATGTATATAAGGTTATTGATATAACAATAACAGATGAAACTATTGAAGTTGAAAAAATAGACAAAAATAGATTACCTTATTTAAAATCCTCACCATTAACAAAACCATCAAGTTCATTTCCTGTTTATTATCAGAGAGCTACAGATATTGTAGTTGAACCTGTAAGAACAGATTATTTAGCAGGAACTACAACTAATTTAGGTGATCCAAATATTAAATACATAAAAGTACCAGCAGAACCTAGATGGGGTTATACTACAAATGCAACCTACGGTACTCAAACATATGATAGCACGGCATTTACAAACCAAACAACAACTGAAGGATCAACAGATTTTACACTACATCCATCACAAGAAACAGAATTAATAATAAGTATCTTAGCTTATACAGGATTTATAATAAAAGATCCTAACGTGGTTCAGCAAGCTGTATCATTAGGTCAAGGTGCTGCAATGGCTAAACAACAACAATAATGGGATTATTAGGAACAACAACAGCAGAACAATATTACAATAGTAGTCAGAAATTTACAGCTACGGCTGATCAAACTGTATTTACTCTTAGTATGTCTTTATTGCCAGTCGCAATAACTGACTTTCTTATTTTTGTAAACGGAACTGAACAAAATCCTAGCACTTATGCTTACGCTGGTGCTACTGGTGGTAATGCTGGTGAGATTACATTTACATCTGGAAAAACAGCAGGTGATGTTGTGTTAGTACAACTTATTGATAGAGAATTAGGTGACTATAGGTATATAAAATTAAAAGATATAATTAATAACTTTAAAATAGCATTTGTTGGTAATGGTAAATTAATACCGCACGCTGATAGATCTGAAATAATATTTCATGCAAAAAGAGGTATACAAGAATTTAGTTACGATATATCTCGTATGGAAAAAAATATAGAGCTTGATGTTCCACCAACATTAAAATTGCCTATGCCTCAAGATTATGTAAGCACTATTGGTATACATTGGGTTGATACACATGGTGTAGAACATCCTGTATTTCCTGCAAGATTCACATCAAGACCTAGTAAATCAATTGCTCAAAGTGGTAGCGGTGAATTTTTATTTGATGAAGACGGTGGAGAGCTTACATTAAATCCAGGTATGACAGTTGATAGATTTAACGCTAATTTTAATCAAGATGTATTTGATGGAACTGTTACTAATGATGATTATTTTTTATATACACATTATATAGCCAATAGATTATCTTCTTTTTCAGGTAGATACGGAGCAAACCCTGAGCTAACAAACATGAACGGTGTATTTACTGTTGATGAAGTTGGTGGTCAGTTTGGATTTGACTCATCACTAAGCGGTAGAACTATAACAATAAAATACGTATCAGATGGTTTAGCTACTGACAGTGAAATGAAAGTACATAAAATGGCTGAAGATGCTTTATATAAATATATTACATTTAGTTTACTTTCTACAAGAGCAAATATTCCAGAGTATATCGTAAATAGATATAGAAAAGAAAGAAGAGCTGCTATGCGTAACGCTAAACTTAGACTATCTAACTTAAATATAAAAGAACTTACACAAGTTATGAGAGGTAAGTCAAAACAAATTAAACACTAGTACATGCCAAAAATAAAAAATATTTTTACTAAAGCTCGTATGAATAAAGATCTGGACGAAAGACTCGTTCCGGGTGGTGAATATAGAGAAGCTCAAAATATATCTATAGCTACAAGTGAAGGTTCAGACGTTGGAGCTATTGAAAATATTAGAGGTAATAAAAAACTTACAACTCAAGAAGTTCTAGATGAAGGCAACGCTATAGATGTAGTTACAATAGGTTCTTATGTAGATGTTTCTAACGATAGAATATTTTGGTTTACAACTTCATGCACAAGTACAACTCCAAATGCAGATATACATAATATGCAGAGGGCGAAACAAAATTCAAACAAGCATAGGATGAAAGTTGTAATTAAAGAAGGTAACAACGCTGAAGAGGTTTTAGCATCAGGCTTGTATTTAAATTTTACAAAAACACATCCTATAACAGGTGTAAATACGATAGGTAATTATTTATATTTTACAGATAACTACAACTCACCAAGAGTTATAGATGTAGACTTAGCTAGAAATAATACAACTTATTATGTAGACGCACAAGAAGAAAAAATATCAGTTGCAAAAGTAGCACCATATTTAGCACCAATGTTAAATAAGCCAAACATAATTGAAGCTACTGCTAATGTAACTGCTGGTGGAACTGGTTATTCTGTAGCTAACGACTTAGTAACCACAGGTGGAACTGGTACTGGCTTAAAAGTAAATATAACAACTGTTAACGCTGGTGTTGTAACAGCAGTTACAATATCACCAGACGACGTAGGTTATGGTTACAGCGTAGGTGATGTATTAACAATAACAGGTAGCGGTGGTAATGCTACGATAACATTAACTGCTTATCCTAATACAGCTGATGGTCAAACATTAATTACATCTAATCCAAATTCTAATATAGGCGTTAAGTCTGATTATATGCAAGAAAGATTTATTAGATTTGCATATAGATATAAATATAAAGACGGTACGTATTCTATAATATCACCATTTACACAACCTGTATTTAAACCTTTAAATGCTGGTGTGCTTAAATTTTCTCCTGACACATCTGTAAACGCAACTACAAACGAGCCTAAAGTAAATATATCTTCACAAAATGTTGTTGAAACAGGTATTCTTCCTATAATGCAAAACGCTTATGATAAAGTTATAATGCGTATACCTTTACCAAGTGTAAACGATTCATTTGTTGTTACAGAGTTTGAAACTGATAGTGGCAACGTTGATGTAGTAAACAATGGTTATAATAATGATAAAGGTTTAAGAATAAAAGATGTAGAAATATTACTAAAAGAATCAAACGGCTTATCTGTTAAGCTTGTAGATACTATAAATATTGATGCTGCTAACAACGAATCAACAAGACCTTTTAGTAATTATACAGTAACACCAAAAGCTGGTGCTACTTATTATAGAACAGCTATAGATTATACATATAAAGCAAAAGAACCATTTAAAGTTTTACCAGAAAAACAATTAATAAGAGTTGCTGACGATGTTCCAGTTAGAGCAAAAGCTCAAGAAATAGTTGGTAATAGAATAGTTTATGGAAATATAACATTAGGTTATGATATACCCAACGATGAAGCTGGTAATAGAGGTATAAGCTTCTTTTTATCAAGCGATAACAAAGGTAATGTAGAAAAAGGAGTTACAAGTGGTCATTTTTATTACAACACACAATCGCATAGGTTTCACACTGTAAAACAAAGAAGAACTTATCAAGCAGGTGTAGTATTGTGTGATAGATATGGTAGAATGTCACCGGTAATACCATCAACTTATAAAACTGATGACTTATCTGATACACATACAGTAGTAGCTGAAACCGATCCATATAACGCTAATACAGATGGCAGCTGGGAAAATACATTTAAAACATATGGTAAAGCTTTAAATGTAGATTTTCAAGACTCTAGAATAGTGCCAAGCACAAATACACATCATTATGAAGATAATCCAAATGGTTGGTTCTCGTGGAAAGTTGTAATTAAACAAACAGAGCAAGAATATTATAACGTTTATACTCAGCACCCAATGAATAACTGGTCAGTTACAGCTGGTAAAACTGTAACAACTAACCCAAATAATCATGCTGATGATCAAGATCAAGTAATCGCTGGTCAATTTAACCAAACATCAAAATCAAGATCATGGTTTAGTTTAACGGGTGATAATATAAATAAAGTACCTAGATCTGTAAAAGATATTGATGAGTTTAAAGATGGTACAGCTGGTTCAGAAGTACAATTATATCCTAAAGTTGTACAAATAAACGATGGAACTCAAGCAACCGCAGTTAGTAATCATTTTGATTCTAAAATGGGTGTTGATGGTCAGGAGTATATTGATGTTATAAGTATTGGCGATGCTAAGTCACAAGGTTTATTTAGTATATCTAATGCTAAAAACGGACCTTTTACAGACGGAGCTTTTATACCTAGAAGCTTACCAGATAGAGAAAGAGTATATGATTTTCTACACGATGCAGAGAAAAATCCAACAGTAGCTGAATTACCAAACTTAGATAATGAAATAGTAAATGTAACCGGTGAGTTTACTCAAGAAAGTGACCTTATTGTCGCGGCAGATGATGCAAATAATGATAGACCATTTGGTTATCCAAAAGCTAAAGACAAAGGTTTAACTGTTTTTGAAACAAAACCTTTTCAATCAAATTTAGATATATATTATGAAACAGCAACGTGTGGTACTGTGCCTGATTTAAATGACCAGTGCGAAGCAGCTTCTTCTGGACCAACTAATATAAAAATAACAGATACAGCTGAAAAAGATACTTATACAGCAGCTTTGACAGCTAATTTTCCAGAAAGTTTTGATTATACAAATAATAGTAAATTAGAAAAACAAATTGGTGAATTAACAGCAACTGTAGATGACCCAACAAGTCAAGGTTATACTATATCAAACTTTCAATTAATGTCTGTTACAAATAATGATGAAACTGATGGTACTGATTTAGGTAAGTTTGAAATTGATCAAGAAGATGATATTACAGTAGTTAAACACTCTGCTAAACAGTCTACAGCAAGCGCTGCTAACGCTATTGATTTAACATTGACTAATCCTGGCGTTATCACGGCTAGATTTAAATACACAGAGCTTTTAGCATTGTCATCAGAAGGTACTAATCTTACAAATGAAGCAACTAATATTTCATCAATAGCTAATACTGGTGCTGGTTTTTATAAAATATGGTTTTATGATAATTACTCAACAAATATTACTAATCAAAGACAATGTGTTGTTCAGTTAGACGCTAATCATGATATAGTAGCTATAACTAACGAACAAGCTGGAGCGTCAGGTAATATTGATCCTAGATTTATGTTAAAAGTAGGACATCAATTTGGTTTTAGTAATGACGGTTCTGATGATTATAGTATTTTATTAAGAGCAACGCAAAGTAATAATGCTTCTTCGCTACAAACAATAACAGTTAGTGTAGCAAATAGTAACCCTGTTGGAACTAACGCTAATGGTTTTATAGATAATCATAGTACTTACGGTAGTGGTGGAAAAGGTTATCAAGTAGGTACTATAACAGCTGTTAATGGATCTGCAAACTCAGCATTAAATAACACAGGCATGACAGCCGCTTTAAGTGGAACAAACGCTAGTATGTTTGATATTAATCCAGCTGGACAAGACGGTACTTTTTCAATAAGAACAAATAATACATTTACTTTCAGTGGTTTCTTTGGTGGTGATAACATATCAGGAAAAGCAATACAAGTGGTGTTTACGGATAACGGTGGTTTAACATCACCAACTGGTGTAAGCGCTACAGCATTTACAATATTTCCAAGAGTTTCAGTAGCTATAGATGCTCATTATTTAGCTGGAGCTAGTAATAATGTGTGTACTATAAAATATAGTCAACCAGCTACAACTTATTATGTTAAATCATCTACTGGTGGTGGCGGTGGAGCAGATCCTAGTCAAAGTGGTGGTGTAAACGCTGGTAATATAGTGTATACAGATAAATTATTAAATAATCCAGTAGCAGAAGGAACATTTACAGTGTCTGGTTTGAATCCTAGACATGCAACTTCAAGCTCTGGAGTTATATCAGCAAGCACATATGATTGTCCAATAGCATAAAATTAAAATATGGGAGCAGTAATAGAATTAGCATTTTCAAACGCCATAATAATACAAGGTGGTAGAAGCGGTACAGCAGAAGCGCCTGGCGTATATCACATTGAAGAAAATAGAATAAAAGGTGAATACAATGGTATTCAAATGGATATTGGTGCAAGAGCTCATATAACAGACGAAGAATATAAAAGTAGGGTAAGAAAAAACGCTTTAACATACAGTGGTATATTCAACGCTAGAACTACTGTTAATGAATTGAATCAATTTCCATCAGGTCAATCAATAACAAGAGCTGTTGATATAAATAATGGTAGTGTACAAAAACTACACGCTGAAGACACTAATTTAAATATATTTCAAGAGAATAAAGTTAATAGAGCTTTAATAGATAAAGACGCTATATTTACAGCTGAAGGACAAGCTATAACAGCGTCAGGCGCTAACGTTATAGGACAAATAACTCCTTATTCTGGTAAATATGGTATTGGCAAAAACCCTGAAAGTTTTGCATACTTTGGTAACAGAAAATACTTTGCAGATAAGCAAAGAGGCGTTGTATGTAGATTATCAACAGATGGTATAACTCCTATATCAGACGCTGGTATGAAAGACTGGTTTAAAGATAACCTAAAAGTGTGTGATACTATATATGGAGCATTTGATGAACAAAAGAAACAATATGTTATAACATTAGAAGGAACAGGTGTTGATGGAGGTGTAATAGCATCTAGCGCATCAGCAACAGCCGACGTAACAACTTATGGCACATTGGCATTTGACGAGAGAGCTAGTGGCTGGGTTAGTTTTTATACATACAAAGCAACACACGGTGTAAGTTTAAAAAATGAGTTTTACACATATCACTTATCAAACTTATACAGACAACATGACGAAACGGTTGCAAGATGTAATTTTTATGACGCATCATTTAACGATCCATCATATGTTAAACTTCTATTTAACATGGAACCATCATCAGTCAAAACATTTTTAACCCTTGATTACGAGGGAACTACTGGTTGGAATATGACTAATTTTTCAACAGGTGGTTACGCTGTTTACGGAGCATCAAATAGTTACGATGATCTTAACACAGCATATGAGATACCTAAAGAAGGTACAACAATAGGAACAGGTGAAACTGTAGGCTTTATTAAAAAAGAAGGTTTTTACTACAGTGAATTAAGAAATAAGGCGGTTGATTTTTATCAAGACAACAGCCATTTTCAAACATCTGGTTTAAAAGGATATTTTTCAAACATAACAATGCAGTACTGGGAACCTAATGAAAGTTCCAATGATTCAAAGGCTGAATTATTTTCAGTTAATGGAGAAGTTACTGTCTAATAAAATTATAGTAATATGAGCATGGCTTTAATAGGAGCTGCTACTAATATAGTAGGCGGCTTAATACAAGGTTTCGGCGCTAAGAAAAGAGCGGCAGCTGCAGAAGACAGATATAAAGATGCAGAAAGAGCTTTCAGTAACTTGAAAGGTCAAAGGCAAGCTTTAAATAATCTTGGTAATTTAGCTAAAGATAGATCTAGCGATATAACAAACCCATTTGCAAACATTGGTGTTGCAACGCAAGCTTCAGAGTTTCAAGCAGAAGAAGCTGACATTAGTTTAGCTAACACACTAGATACTCTTAGAGCTACAGGTGCGGGTGCTGGTGGCGCCACAGCTTTAGCTCAAGCAGCATTAAAAAGTAAAAGAGGTATATCTGCTAATATTGAAAAACAAGAAATACAAGCTCAGCAGTTAAGAGCACAAGGTCAACAAAGAGCTGAGGTAGCAAGAGCGCAAATAGGCGCACAAGCTGACGCATTAAAAATAAGAGGTACATCGTTTACACAACAAATGACAGAAGCTAGACAGTTTAGAGATGAAGATAGATCTGCTGCGTTATTAGATAATGCTCAAGCGCAGATGTTACAAGCTAGACAAGCTTCACAAGCTGGTTTTGCTAGTGCATTAGGTAGCGCTAGTGGTATTGCGTTAGGTGGTCTTGTAGGTGGAGAAGGTGGTTTCTTTAAAAATTTAACAAAAAACTTTGCTGATCCAGACCAAGATTAAAAGAAAATAAAATTATGAGTTATAGAAATCCAAGATTTTTTAAAGAAGATTACACGTTAATAAATAGAAGTTTTCAAACTGCTTTTAGAGAAGGCATGAAGGGTGCTTTAGAGTATTATAGTAATATAGAAAAAGAACAAGAAGAATACGAATCAGATGTTCAGGTAAGATCTGACTTAATGAAGCAAGATATTGCTGGTTTAAAAGGTTTACAAGCTGATACTCAAGCAGAAATATTAAAAAGTGTTAATGAGTTTTATAGTGGCGCTACAAAAGTTGATTTTGGTGGTAAAAAAAGCGCAGGGTTTTTTGCTAAAAACCTTAATCAAGAAAGAAGATCAGATGTAGATTTAGATTTAGCTGCGCAAAATTTTTCAGCTGCAGCACAACCATTAAATGCTTTATTTCAAGTGTTACCTGAATTAGATGAAAAAGGTGGTTTAAATAAAAGTTCAGAAACATACTTAGAATACGCAGCTGTTATTAAAGCTGCTAGAAATGGTTTTCAAAGTAAAAATCCAGAAATAGCTAAACAATTTGAATTTCAAAACAAAGGTAATAATGATTTTGATATGAATATCAAAATAGAAAATCCAAAGTGGCGTAATGGCGATCCACCAGATAAAAAATATATCGATGTTGATTCTAAGTTATTAGCCTCATACATAGGTAATAATAATCCAGCTGACTTAGAAAGATACAAAGAGGCTTACAGTGGTGAAAAAGGTGTAATTAAAAGTATTCAAGGTGATTTTGAAACTAGAGCAGATGAAATTTTTGCTGAAGGTAAAGTACCAGCTAAAGATGTAGATGGTTTTGCTGTAACACCTGAAAAATATTTAAAAAGCAGTGTAGATGAATATGTAAATGTTGTTAAGACTTCTGCTAAAGGTATACCAGGTGGTGAAAGTATGATTACAGATATATTTAACAACAGTGTAAACTTTGGTTATTCAAAAAGATATAGTATGCTTACTGAAGCTAGTGAAGATAACCCGTTGCTTAAAACATTAGTTGATTTAGCAGAAGGTGATACTGGTGAAAATGGTATATTTGAAAAAAGAGAGATAATAGCTGATTTACTAGAAACAAAACATAACGACACTAGTTTAAATGTATCGTTGTTAAAAAAGCTAGGCCTTAAAGGTGAAAATGTACAAACAACAATTGAAGCTTTAAATAATGTTAAAGACAATATGGTTTCTGAAAAAATATATCTTGATCTGTATGCGCAAGGTTTAACAAGTAAGTATAGAAAAGCAGATGAAATAGTTGAACCTGATACACCAGAAGTAAAAAAAGCAACAGCCGATGAAAAAAATAGAGCTACAGGATTAAATTATGGCGCGAGGGTAGCAAATGAAATAGGTTCTTTTGTGGGTGAAATGGCTATAGAAAAAATAGAAGCTGGTGATGATTGGGAAGGACCTAAAGTACCTTCGTTAGTTGATAGTAATTATGATTACTACGATGTTGAAGAAGGTAAATATGACGATGCTGTAAATAAATTTAAAGGAACTAAAGTTGATACCAAAGATGGTGTTAGATTTATAGATGAAGTTAACTACGATCCAATGAGTAAACAGTTAACGTTTGGATATGATCAAAAAAGAGGTATAAAGTACCAAGTACAAAAAGAAGATGGTACATATGAAGATACTTACGGAGATTTACCTGAAAAAACTGATATTCTTGATTTATCTAATCCTACTGATTTTGAAAAGCTTTACGTTAGAAGAGGAGTTGAAGTTAGCAAAACAGGAAAAGATGCTCAAAACTACAGAAACGATGCTCAAGTCTTTGTTATGGAATACGCAAAAACTAATTTATATAGACATTTACTAGATACAGGTACAGAAGCTGGCGATGTGCACAAACCTACATCAGATAACCCATTTGGTGATCAAGGATCAATGCATAAGTATGTTAGTATGGTAGCAAAACAAGATCCTAAATACTTCATACGTGCTATGGATAATGCAGCAACAGCAAGTAAAGATTTATTTAATAGACTTAAAGATCAATACGTTGAATACGGAGGTCGAACTATGACAGTTAAAGCTCTTATGGTAGAGTTAGAAACAAAAAACTTATAATATTAAATCATGAACAGAGAGGAATATAAACAACTTCTTGTAGATAAAGGCTACGATGAGGAAATAATTAATGAACTATTACAAGAATACGACATTAATTTGGGAAAGATAACAGGTGCCACGACTGTGGGTGCGAACGCGGCGCCGGACATAACAGCACCAGAAGATACGGGCTTAACTTCGGAGATATCTTTATCGGATTATCCATCACTAGCAACAACTGTAAAAAAG